GCCTGGGCGCTGAGGCCGGGATTCACTAAAAATCGCGCCAGGGCCTGGGCAAAGAAAAGGCCCGCCAGGGATCGATCCCTGGCGGGCCGGTAGGGGATGCGCTAGGTGCTAGTTCAACAAGCGCGGGCGAGCCGAAACGGCGGCCACCAGTTTGTTGTAAATAATCGCAGACTGGTGCGCCTTGTCGTTATGGTTGGAATTCCGGCCAGTGGGTTTCAGGCCGTGAGTGCAGGCATTAAACAGCCACCAAAGAGTCCGGCCATTGGCGGAGTGCTCTTCCAGGTCCGCCGGGAGTCTATCCCAGTGCTCTACGGCCCGCTCAAATTGAGATGCTGAGAACCCGCCGCCGCGCAGGATGTCCATCAGGATACGGTCCCCATCATCGCGGTCCACCTTAGCCGCATTGAACGCATCGAAATTGACGGTTAATTCGTCGTTTTTCCGATCCAATTGATCGACGGCCCGCCGGATAATTTGCGGCATGTCCGACTCCACGTTGGTCGTTTGCTTGCGATTCCATTTTCCCAGGTCTCCGGAAAAACAGAGGTTAGAACAAACCATCACCTGGGATCCGATAACGAGTCCCCGCGAAACCGACTGGTCATTTGATCCGCGAACCCCCACGACAAGATTCCATTTCGGTTTGTAGAGCGCGGGGACATTTTCGGAATTGGCAAGGGCAGGGACCGCCGGGGAAACGTCCGGCGAATTCGAGACTTTCAATATTCCGAAAACCCGCATTCCATCCTTTTGCACGGCGAATTCTTCATCAGTTACAGAATACCCGGCCCGCTCTATTGCCGACACTGTATTGTCCGCGAAATCCGCGAACGAATAGGGATGGTGGCGCGGCCCCATCGGCGGAGGCACGGGGATATGGCGCATTTCCTGGCGGGTAATTAGTTGGTCGTGGTCGCTGTTATATAACAATCTAGACATACTGTTGACTCCTATAGTCTGGTTTCAAAAACGGTGAAAGAATCACCGTCGTCTAGATATAGGAGTAAACCCATATAAACGCAACCCAGAAAATGCTACAAAATTAAATAAGACAAGAATCGGCGGTTAGGATCTTAAACCAAAAAAACGCCCGCCGGGTTTATTCCTGGCGGGCGTTATGGTCGGCGGCGGGGATGGGGAGTCGGTTTAAATCATTCCCATATCGGATAACACGCTGAATTCGGTATGCGTCATAGGACGATTCACTTGGCCCAGGTCTCCGGCGATATGCGGACGCATGATTTTCCCTGCCGGTAAACCAGCAGCAAATCTGGTTATATGTTCCCCGTCGGTCTCCTGAGTGGATTCTTTGTTGGATAGGTTGCGCCAATGGATGGCGACGTTTCCGCTACCAGCATAACACCCGCCAGCCTGGGATAAATCACCCGCCTTCTTTTTTCCCGCGCCGTGCGCCGTAAAGATGACTCCGAAATTGCGGTCATGGCGGGCGCACAATGGAGTACCGTTCCCGCACCTAGCGCAGCCAATGTCGCTGTTGGTTTCGTTAGGACAGCGCACAAACTGAGCGCCGTTTATTTTTATTCCGGTTTTCTTTTTCTTGTCATCCCAAAAATTTACAGGAACGACGGTGACGGTTGCGACTCCCTTTTTCACATATTGGACGGCGTCGCGAATCTTATCTGCGCTATAATTAAAAACGCAAAACCCGTCGCGGTTTTTTTCCGCCCAGGTCCCCGGTTTAAAATGCGTAAACAGAAAAGATATGCCGCGCCGGGGTACGGCCCGCCGAACGGCCCGCTCGTAATCGCGATCAATCGTTTTCGTTCCCGTTTGTTTCGGTTTTAAGGCGCACGTGTCCGGACACGTTCCAAACATTTCGCCGGTCCCCGCTCTATATACGACAGCGATTCCGGCGGTTTTCTTGGCCTGACTCGTTTCGGTACAATTAAGCATTTGATGACTCCTATTTATAATCTCAAATAAATGTATGTGATAAATCCCATAAACGCAAATAAAAAAACCCGCCCCAGTTTCCCAGGGCGGGCCATGGCGGAGTCAACGCCGGTTAAGAATGCGTGTAGCCGTCGGTTTCAATACCAAGCCACATGCCGCACCATGAAACCATGACACAATCCCAGCCGGGTTGTACCGTGCGACGGAATTCCAAATAGGAGTCCGGCTTATCCCAGTCGCGGTCATACAATTTTTTAATCGCGACGCGCTGTTCCCTGGTCAAAACTTTCACGCTTGTCCCTCCTCTTCAATCTCATAACGATAAGCGACACGGCCTATATAATTATATTCGTTGTTACCACTTAGAATGCGCCAGCCCGTATTGCCGATGGTCTCTTGCCATTTCACGGTTGCAGTTTGCGCGATCAAATCATATCGATCCGGCGCACAAGCATCGCCTTCCAAAAGGACATTTTTAATCCCTATCATTTGTCCTGATCCTCCGCCCAATTTGCAAGGCGCTCAATAACGCGAGTTAGTAAATCAGTTAGCCAATCCATTGTTCTGAATCCTTTATATATCCATTGGCAATAGATTCCTTCCAAGCGTCATTGATACGCACGTTTATCAACACCTCCAGTTTTTCCTCAATCCCACCGTGCCAACGTGGCAAGTCCCGCGCGAACGTCCGGGGATAATCACCATCATTGTAAAAACGATAGTAGGCGTACTTGCCCTTGCGGAAGCTTTCTAACTTTGAATGCTTCGTTCTTGATTTCGGCATCACGCGATTATCGAAGTCGAATACCTCATCAATGATACGATGCAGAACCTCCACCCGGCGCTCCTGTAAGCCGTCATGATTCCAATATCTTTTCATAAATTTTAACTCCTAATTGATGTATAAGACTTCTCTTATACACTAGCTGGAGGTGAAAGCAAACGGAAAATTTCTTCCCAATCGTAAGGGTTTCCAAAAACCTCTATCGGTTCGCAGTCAGAAAACTTTTCCAGGCGTAAGTCTACAACATCGGCGGCAGCGAAAACGTTGATATTTAAATTGGGCTCACGGACCACAACAAAAGAACTGCTATGCCCGTGTCGAGACAGCCAAGCGCACTGGTGCGGCGATAAATCAACCTTGGATGCCCGCCGCTTTACAACCTTCAATTCTATAAAACTGAATAAACCGTCCTCATTACATAACAACACATCGGGTACGCCAGGGGTTGCCCATGATTCCAGGCGCGTCGTTTCAATCTTTCTTTTTGTTTTTCTTAGGCCGTCGCTTAGGAGCTTCCAGAGCCCTGCCTCTCGATTCAGCGCCTTCGTCGGCATTTGATTCTTCGACTTCGACGGCTTCGACTGTGATAGTCGGTTCATAAGAGTTTCGAATTCGTTCAAGTTCCTTCTCCACGTCATCACGGCTCATTTGATCAATACTGCCATGCCGGATTTCAGACTTACTCACATAGATGTCACCTTGCGCTTGCCCACGCCGATACTCCGCCTGAACCGCAGCACTATATGCGCCCTCTTCTAACGCCTTATCACGGATTATCTGAAGATCCCTTATGTGGCGTTTATAATCGACACCATACTTTTCATCCAATTCCGACCTGTAGCGTTTAATTGCAGCCACGACATGCGGACAATGGTTCTCGTTCGTCAGTTCATATGCCCTGGTGTGAGCACTAGCCGCCGGATACCCTGCACGGATAGCGGCCTCTCGCATCGTTATCAGGCCGTCATTTGACACCAATTCTTTGACGAATTTCTCTTGTCGGCGTGTCATCTTCTTTTCACGCCTTAAAGCCAATTTATTGTTTGTTTTCAACGCTGTCCCACCTCTGTCCCACCAAAACACCTCAAAAGGTTAACAAAATTTCATCACTTTTAGTTATTCCGAGTTAAAATGTCAATAAGACACTGTATTTAAACTGTAAATAACTAAAAATCGTCCCATAACCACAAAACAGGTGGGACAGTTGGTGGGACGCCAAAAAAGACAAAAAATCCTTTATATATAATACGTTATGTATACCGTCCCACGTGTCCCACCAATCCCACCTTTTGAATCGAGAAAATTATTTTTTTAAATTTATAAAATTGACACTTATAGAGGGATTTGCGGGACACCTTTTGAAACCCTTTGAGCGAACCCGTGGCCGGGTTGTTTTATGCAGCTTCCTTAGAAACTTCTTCGTAGTGTATTTTTGCAAAGGCTACCATCTCTTGCAGCCTTTCTAGGATTTCATCCCAAGAATAGCATCCATGGCAGTCTGATAGTTCGTGTTCCATCTCAGAAGCAAGATCCTCAAGCTCGTCGCTCATTTGAACCCACCAGAACCCTCCATCAGGTTCGCCGCTGTAGTTCTCATACTCAATCCTGAAGTCGAACTGAGGATGCTGCTTGACGAGCTTCTTACACTGGTAACGTATCGGGTTCGACTTAGACTTGGGCTTGCTAACGTCCACAGAAGGCCGTGTAACGTGGTCCGAGGTCAATTCGTAGACCTCCGCCACCCTTGCCCTACGTTTCACCTGTTTGTGCTTCACGGACACGATGCCCAGGCTTGCTATTCTGCCGCACACGTAACGGTTACCACTGATCAATTGCCAGTGCCAACCTGCGACGACCAGGAACACTCGATTTCCGCGAGTGCCGTGTGTAAGCTTCAGCCATTTGGCTAACGTGATGCCGTCCCGTCTACCGAAGCGCGTCCCGTTTGGAGAAGGCACGTGATGCATTTCGATGTTACAAGCTTGCAGGGCTCGTTTCACTTCCATCGTAGACGTTCCTTTAACGGAGCGTTTACCGCTTTGCATACGAATGAGCCGTGCAGCCTCACCAGTGGTTAGGCTGGTCACTGCCGATATCACGGACGGGCCGCAGTATCGGTTTTTGTCTGTCCCGTGAACCACGGGACCTAATTTGAGTTTCGCCATCGTTGACTCCTTATTGGCAGGGGCCACGGGCTCACTCAAAGGGTTTGACATATTCAAAATGTAAAATAGCTGAGAGGCGTTCGCCGCTCTTTAACTATAAGAATTATCGCATACAAAGGTTAACAAAAGGTTAACAAACCAAAAAAAGTTGTGGATAACTTTCACTTTTCTGTGGATAACTTCGGAACGAATCGGGAACAGAACGTAACAGGAACGGAGTTTTTCGGCGTCGGTTACTTCCGCCGGTCTTGCTCAGTAAACCGTTGTTCGATGCCATCCGGCGTCTCTGTAATCCGCCGCTCAATCTGGCATCCAAAACAGTAATAATATTTCGTTTTCCCTATCTGGTACAAAAAATCCTCTAGCCCGCCGCAGCGTTGGCACTCCTCACTTCGGTCCATAAAAAATGTGGCTCCCTATGC